ACACGCAGGCGTGTGCTTTTTAGGCTCCTGTCACGCACCGTGCGTGTCAGAAAGCAGGTAGAAAATGAAGCACGAAGTATCTTTCACAGCAGCCGAACTGGCTGGTCTGGCAATCCAGACTGGCAAGAACGGCAAGGATTACGCAAAGGGCGTAATCATTCTGAACAATGATGAGGGCAGATTTCAGGCCTCCATCCCGTTTTTCTGCTTCACAGCAGCAGTTGCTAACCTCCGCTCTTTGGAACAGCAGGAGCACTCAGCCGAACTAGTCGGCGGTGTTTCCGTCACTGAGAGTGACGGAACCAGGTCGGAAGCCAAAGAGCCACGCCCGATTGCTAATGTTTCGGGATGGTTTCGCACCCGCAAGACAGACAAAGGCTGGACAACCAGTTTTATGATTGAGTCTGTGAACTAGTAAGAAAGGGCTGGTTATTTAGCCAGCCCTTTTTTACTATCTCCACGCTAGTGGCTTAGAGCCAGCCAGCGCTATCAGAATGAGAGGTAATCATATGGCTGAGGAAAAGATAGTGACCAAACTGTCTATGCGAATAAAGAATCCAAAGAACTATCTTGAGTTTCTTACGAGTCTAGACAGTAAAAGTAAGAGCGCTGTAAGAATACAGCAGGCAGGGAACCCCGCCGTCAAGCGGTCGCTTGTGCAAGGTAATGCACGCTCGCACTTGACTGCGACCCTCCCTGCTGTCGCAGAGGAAGCGCTCTCAAGTTGAGAGTAGATAATAAAAAAGGAGATAATGATGAAAGTATATAAGAAAGGTGATGCTCCCTTTGGTGCTGTATATATTGGGAGAGGCAGTAGTTGGGGTAACCCATTTAAGATAGGTATTGATGGCACAAGAGCAGAAGTGATTAGTAAGTTTAGATTATATGCCATCCAGAGATTGCTAAAAGAAAAAGATTGGTTAGTACCTTTAAGTGGCAAAGATTTAGTTTGTTATTGTGCACCAAAGCCTTGCCACGGTGATGTAATTATTGAGTTAATAAATGGTAAATGAATCGCACAGCCCTGTCACAGGTGGCAGGGCTGCGCTCATAAATATATATAAAGGAGACTATAATGAGTAATGCAGTAGAAGTATCTAATGGTATATCAATTATAACAGATTGTTATGATTGCCAAATGCTTGACGATTATGATGTTAAGTGTAGAGTTTGTGACGAGTCCAGTGAGGCTAAGGTAGATGACCTAGCCTGGAGTCATAGGGCTGATGAGCGCCTTGCAGAAGGCGATGTCATTACTGATGTCAGTGAGGAACCATCTGGTTCAGATTGGATTGGTAGTGAGACCAGAGTTAAAGGTAGTAAGGAGCGTGTTAGAAGTGAGTTCAAGCCTAGCACCTATGACTTACGTGATAGATGTCCTAGCACATACTTTCTAGGTCAACATATGTTTGACTTAGATGAGGATGAGGCTAGGTCAGTAATCCATTTCTATGAGATGGTTTGCCCAACTTGTAATCTTGTATATCCAAAAAGAACTGGATGTCAAGAGTGCAAATGAGATTGTTTAGACGCGGTGCCCGCCCGTCGGGCGAGGCGGGACACCGCTCCAATATAAATAAAAAGGAGACAGAAATGAATAACACAGTTAATGCGTCTGGATATATAAAGAATGTTCAGGAGCGTGGCTCAGGTAACTATAAGGTTATCACTGCAAATCTAACTCAGCGTGATGCTGATGGCAAGTGCACATTTACTATGCCATTGGTGTTCACTACAAGTGAGGCCAAGATTGTATTAGGTAATCTTAATTGGTATGATGGCGTATCAGAAGTTGTTAATCTAACTGGCAAGTTAGTGACACGCTTTGACCGCCGACCAGGTATTGATAATGCCGAACGTCGTGCACCTTATACACAGATTGAAGTTGTATCTGTAAACTAATAACTGTTAGCGGGGCTGGAACTACCTGCCCAGCCCCGCTACTTATAAATAGGAGACTAAAATGTATATAGATGTAGGCACCCTAATCGCTATCGCATTGGCATTGATTTCAGCAGTAGTTGTATCAGTGCTATCAGTTCGCTCAGCCTATCTATGGGAGGAGCGCTATCACCAAGTAGTTAGATTACTCAAGACAGAGAGGGCTGCAAGACGATGATGACTTTATATATGACCAAGAGATGTCCAGTCTGCCACAAAGTTGGCAGCCTAATGGTAGATGAAAAAGAGTTGCTTACTTATCTCAGAGGTGAGTATGTAGCCCGTGCTTTTCCAGGTATGGGAGCGCCATTGCGTGAGCAGATTATTAGTGGCACTCATCCAGACTGCTGGAAACAAATGTTCGGAGAAGAAGAAGTCAGTTATGAGGAGGACTACTCAGATGTCACAGAGTAAATACAAAGAAACTAACTGTAAGAAATGTGATATGCCAATAGTCATACCCGTATATGACTGGTCTCCTAGTGAGAATAACTTTTGCACACCGTGTGCTATGAGTTATGTTGGTGCTATACCAGAGTCATACAAATGATTATCATCTGCCATCAATGCCAAGTACCAACCGATGAAACAGAAATAGATTGGGATAACCACAAAATTAAACAAGTGTGTTCACATTGCACAGAACAGGAGACTACAAGTGAGCAAAGAATTACAAGACATTATAAACTGGTTGGACTCTCTGATAGTGGAAGTCAACAAGTTGAATGAGGTAATTGAAGACCTTATAGCAGAAGCACCAGTGCGCTGATGTTTCTTATAACAGAAGATGGCAAGATACACGGCTTTGCTTTTGTATGCCCGACCTGTGGCTTTTCTACGCTCAATGACAGAGCGTGGTTCTGCCCCAATGACAACACAAGACTAAAAGAAATACTACAAAAAGGAGACTAACGTGGGACTAGATATGTTTTTATTTGGCAAGAAGTATATAAGCGGCATTGACTGGAGCAAGGAAAGAACAGACAATGCCTTTGCTAAATCCCCTGTATATGAAAATATAATTAAGGCTGCTGAACTTGAGGAGATAGCAACCGATGATGCAGGACTATATGTTGATGTATCAGTAGGCTATTGGCGTAAAGCCAACCAGATACACGGCTGGTTTGTAGATAATGTGCAAGATGGTGAGGATGATTGTGGTGAATACCCAGTTACCCGTGTGCAACTCAGCAACTTACGAGACCTATGCAAGCAGGCTATTGCTACTAAAGACCCAGACATATTGCCCAGAGTCTCTGGCTTTTTCTTTGGCTCTAATGAGGTAGATGAATGGTATTGGGGAGACCTAAAAGATACTGTTGAAATCCTAGACCGAGTGCTATCCTATCCTGACGACATCAGATTCTACTATCAGAGTTCCTGGTAAGGACGGAGTATGAGTGAAGTTATCTTTCCACACATCCCAACAGCAATCACCTGGTTGTACCTCATTGGCATTGGGTATTGCATATACAGATGGAGTACTAGATGAAGAACAAGTTAGCCGCGCTATTCAGTTGGGCATTGACGCTATCCAGCGTTCTCTTTCCAACTCAGTCATATGCAATAGCCGTAGCAGACAGACACAAGGACAAAGACAACTTGAAGAACGAGCGCAAGGAGATTCGCTGGACGAAATCCTTGAGCAAATCCTATGCGAGAGCGCTAATCTCAGCACAGTATGAGCATTGGCCAGCATCAGAGTTCCGTGCACTAGCCAAACTCTGGGGCAAAGAGTCAGCCTGGGACCATACAGCAGACAATCCAACCTCTACTGCATATGGCATACCACAACTATTAAAGATGAGGCCTGGAACGCCAGCCCCCGAACAAATTGCACGGGGGCTGGCTTATATCCAGCACCGCTACGGCAAACCATCAGTTGCTTGGGCACATTGGCGCAAGAATGGATGGTATTAGAATTCCCACACGCTCCCTTACGCGGGGGTATACGGGAATCGCACCGCTTTGTAGCCTGAGCAATTGGTATTGCTCTGCAACCTAAGCGATTTGTGATGGTGGGTGGTCCCGCTACCAGCGAACACGGGACACACAACAACAAACAAAGGAGACAGCAAGTGATATACAAGCATATAGTAGAACTAGAGACAGTCATTAATGACGACTCTACAGACCCATCAGCACTGGCATTAATTGGTATGCCAGATGAAGAACGCACTGCATTTCTTAATATGTTAGGTGCAGGTGTTGTTCAAGAGTGCTTTGATAAAGTTGGCATCAACGAAGGTATGTCCTTCGCAGAATTGCGGGTAGCCAAGTGAGCACAGATACCATTGCACCAGCAATTCCATATAAGAACAGAGCCAACTGGCTCAAGTCAGGCACAGGTGTAACAGCCACATCAGCATCAGATGTAGCCAGACAAGCAGGCCTTGACTGGTCAGTGTCATTGCATCCAATGACAGCCTCTTATTTAATTCCAGGTAGTGAGCAGTCAATCTCAGTACCAGTCGTTAATAGACAGGCAGTCATCAAGACGACGCCCTTTGGCGATGTCACCAATATCGGCGTAGTCGGTAATCGGTATCAGGTATTTCAGAACGGTGAGATTTTCTCAGCATTGGATACTCTGATTGACTCAGGCGAAGCACGGTATGCAGCAGCAGGTGAGTATGACCAGGGTGCAAAGGTGTGGATGTTGCTGGAATTACCTCAGCAAATCAGCGTAGCCAATGACCCGCACGCTGCATTTATCCTGGCTAGAACTAGCCACGATGGCAGCAGTTCAGTCATCATCAAGCCAATCATTGAGAGGCTATGGTGCCACAATCAAATCAATAAGATATTCAGAGTGAACAACAAGTTCACCTATACTCTAAAGCACACAGCCAACAGCAAGTTGCAGGTGTCAGAGATTAGCCACATCTTAAAGTTGTCTTATCAAAACATTGAGGCATACTCAGATATTGCTAACCATTTACTACAACAAGAGGTTGACCGTGAGCACGCAGTGAATTACTTCAAGAAAGTATTTCCTCTGCCATCTACTATTGAGGGTAAGCCAGCCAGCCTGCTCTCAGTCGGGGAGAAGAACCAGTTGACCCGTGCCAATACAGCACGGCATACTGCTATGCACATCTACTCAGCCAGTGAGACACAGGAGAATATCCGTGGCACACAGTTCGGTTTATGGCAGGCAGTAGTTGAGTATGCTGACCACTGGAAGTCAGACAAGGGCACAACCACAGGTGTGCGTGCTATGTCAGGTGGCTCAGACAATCTTAAGTTACGTGCATTAGAACTACTAACAAACTAAGGAGACTACAATGGAATACTTACACACAAATGCAGACGGTAGTACTGTTAAGTACACCGAAGATATGATTAAGAATGTTATCTCTGATAAAGAATACTATCAGGGTAGGTATCATACCCTTGTCAAAAGAGTAGATGAAAGCAATACTTTAATCTATGAGTTCTTTAGAGAACGTTATGATGCAGGTGATACTGAGATTACAGTAACAGTTGAGGATGTCAATGAGTTTCTTGAGTCTATCGGCGCAGATAAACTCAGGGCTTTGTTTACAGTCACTGGTACCATCAACTTTACTATCACAGATATTGAGGCAAGCGATGAGCAAGAAGTTCGTGATGCTGTAGAAGAACTCTTAACAGTTGAGTTCGGCGGTGATGGCAACCTAGATGAATGGGACATTGACATCAGCGACACAAGCCAGCAATAGCCTTGAATAGTACTACCGTTCTGGTACTATTCATCAGAGAGAGCGGGCTGGTTTTGATTAGTCTCCTTTCTAGCCCGCTCTACTTATAAGGAGACAACAGTTATGGCAAGAGTAGAAATACAACGCGACCGTTATGGTCGCCCATTAATAGTGCCACCTAAAGGCGGCAAACCAGTCGCTTATACAAGGGCTACAACTATTGCTAACAGTCTTGATGACCCGTCAGCATTGACCGCTTGGAAAATGCGGATGGCAGCCATTGGTCTATCGGTGCGTAGTGATTTGCTACTAGCAATTAACGCAGCGCAAGATGACAAGATGGCGATTAACAAGTACATTGAAGATGCAATGGAAGTAGCAGGTGCTAGTCGTGCAGCGACTATCGGCACAGCAATACATTCATTCACAGAACGTATGGATTTGGGGCAGGACTTAGGTCCAGTTCCAAGCGAGTGGGTACCTACATTGCGTGCCTATGAGCAAACAACAAAACAACTTAATAATCTACACATTGAACAGTTCACAGTCTTAGACAAGTTTAAGATTGCTGGTACACCAGACAGAGTTGTTGAACTGAACGGTGAAAAATACATTGCAGATATAAAGACGGGACGTATTGACCACCCAAATAATATTGCAATGCAGTTGGCAATCTATGCCAACGGCTTGCCGTATGACCCAGCCACGGCAACCCGTGGCAAATGGGGTGACATCAATAAAGATAAAGCCATCATTATCCATCTACCTGCAGGTACTGGCCTATGCGAATTAGTGTGGGTTGATATTGCAGAAGGTTGGAAAGGTGTACAATTTGCAATGAAAGTCAGAGAGTGGCGAGACAAAAAAGGTTTGGCTACTCCATTCACAGAAGGAGATATCAGTGGCTAGCACTGAAGCACCAATCAGTATCACAGTAAAAACAGCAGCAGGTTCACTAGTAACTATCCGTGCCGAGCACGGAGATGAACTAGACCAACTAGTTGCTACATCACTAGATGCTTTGCGTTCAGCAGTAACTGAACTAGAAGCAGCAGTCAAAGGCGTAGCACCAGTTGCAGCGCCAGCGCCAGTAATGGCACCAGCACAAGTAGCAGCAGCACTTGGTGCATCAATCATTGACAACACACCAGTTGATAATGGTGGTTGGTCAACACAAACTCCATCATTGGGCGGAAAGAATTGTCCTCACGGCAAAATGACCGCTATTCAAGGCACAGGTAAAGACGGTAAAACCTATCGTGGTTACTTCTGCCCAGCACCGAAGGGTGCATTTGATAAGTGCAAGAACGTATATGTTCGTGCAGGTTCCGCTGAGTGGAATACATTTGTCGCTGAACAAGTGAAGTAATGCGTACACTCAAACGTAGCATTAGCAAAGCAGAGGTGGGCGGAGAACCATTACCGCCCGCCTTTGCGGCATTTGAGCGGGCAGGAATTATCCTGCGCCGTGCAGAGATAACGATGATTGCTGGCACTCCAGGTGCAGGCAAGTCATCAGTTGCACTGGCTATTGCAGCCAGAGCAAAGGTGCCTACGCTGTACTTCAGCGCAGATACCAATGCTCACACTATGGCTATGCGTTTGCTTGCTATGTCTAGTCGTATTACACAGACAGCAGCAGAGCAGATGCTCAAGCGTGAGCCACAACAAGCAGAAGAAATCCTTACCCTGAACAATCATTTGTTCTGGTCCTTTGAGTCAACACCCACTCTAAAAGATTTAGACGACGAGGTATCAGCATTTGAAACTGTGTGGGGTAGGAGTCCAACACTAATTGTGGTTGACAATCTAATGGATATTGCAATGGATGGTCACGAAGAATTTCAAGGTATGCGTTCGGCAATGAAAGAGTTGAAGTATCTTGCAAGAGATACCAATGCTGCTGTCCTTGTCTTACACCACACTAAGGAAGGTTCCGAGGGCTATCCCTGCCAAGGCAGGTCAGCAATCCAAGGTCTTGTCAATCAGATACCAGCAATGGTATTAACCATAGGTCAGATGAAGCAAGGTGATGACACCTATCTCTGCGTAGCCCCAGTCAAAAATAGATACGGGCGAGCAGACCAGACAGGTAATAACTATGTCAGCCTAGCCTTCAACCCTGACAGTATGTATCTAGATGATGTTCAGATTAAGTATGCACAGGAGGCTATGTATGGAAACTAAAGTATGGGAAAACTCATTCAGTAAAGAAGATTTAGAAGTTCTTATGGGACGTGCACTAACAGAAGTTGAATGGGATTCGGTTGTAGATGCTTTATATAATGACGATGATTTATATAATCAAACAGCAGCCAAAGTATTAGAAATAGCAATAGGAGAAGTAGGTAATTGGTCTGAGTAATCCAGCCAAAGCAAAAGGCAGCCAAGCAGAACGAGCAGTCGTGGCTTGGCTTAAAGCCAATGGTTACAAGTATGCAGACCGCAGACTCGCAGGAGCAACCCTAGACAAAGGCGATATAAGCGGTGTGCCAGGAGTTACCATTGAAATTAAGAACCACGCCAAGTTAGACTTGGCTGGTTGGGTAGCAGAATTAGAAGTAGAAATGAAGAACGATGATGCTTGGACAGGAACAGTAATCCACAAACGTAAAGGCAAAGGAGACGTAGGTGAGTGGTATGCAACTATGCCTGCAAAGGTATGGTTAGCATTACTCAAGAAAGCAGATGGTCAATAATGAAAAGTATGTTAGATTATTTAGGATTAATACTAACAATTTGTTTTGTTAGTCTTGTAATAATCTTAGCGTTTGACTTTGTAATTAATGTAATGCTTTGATGACACCAAAAAACAGATGGACAAACATAGTATTGCCGCATACCTAGAGTATGTCGGCGCTGCCGTGCCAGCACGGGGACACGGCTGGCGCAAAATAAAATGCCCGTTTCACCCAGATAAACACGCTTCCGCTGGTGTTAACTTTGATGAGAATAAATTTAAATGCCACGCTTGTGGCGTTGGCGGAGATATATATGACTTAATTATGCAAAGAGAAGGAGGTAATTATCGTGAGGCTGTCAAATTCGCAGAGACAATTTCTCCTACAGGCAGCGACAGAGTACGCCCAGCACATACATCAGGCAACAGATTATCTAGCAACACGGGGTCTGTCGGTAGAAGAAGCAAAGAAGTTTCATTTAGGAGTAGTGGACAATCCATTACCAGGTCACGAAGGCTACAAGGGTAAGTTAGTAATCCCCTATATCACGCCCTCAGGCGTGGTGGACTTACGCTTTAGGTCTATCAATGGGGAGGACCCCAAGTATATCGGTCTACCAGGGGCTAAGACCACTATGTTCAATGCACAGTCGGTGCTAACAGCAGATGGTTACATCTGCGTCACCGAAGGTGAGATAGATGCAATCACTACAGTAGTTAAGACAGGGCATCCTGCGGTAGGTATACCAGGTGCTAATAATTGGAAGCCTTATTACAGCAAAATACTTGACGACTTTGATACTGTTGTTGTCCTAGCAGATGGTGACAACCCAGGACTGGAGTTCGGCAAGAAGGTCAGCCGTGAGTTAGGCAATGTGAATATAGTCCAAATGCCAGATGGTCACGATGTAAATAGCATCGTCCTACAAGAAGGGATAGGTTGGCTTGATGAACGAATCAGGAAATGTATATCAGAACAATGATGAGTTTTGGGATTATGTTAAAGAAAACCCAAGGATAGTTGGGATACCAGTATCAGAACACAAAGGACTTGACCTGCTCTCTGCATTAAGAGATGTACGAGAAGCCTATAGAAAAGACCTGGAGATGGGTGACACTATGCTTACACTGCTAGGTACCCTGCTGGCTGGTGTAGTCAACGGTGATGGCGAAGCAATGGTAGAAGAAGTCATAGTCTCAGAGGCTATGATTGGTATAGACAAAGAGATAAAAAAGGTGCTAAATGAAGGACACTAAATATTTAGATGACATCCTGATGGAACTAAAAGTAACTATGATTCGCAAGCATCAGGACTATGGCCCCAACAATATTGCCCGTGCACCAGGCGGTGCAATGAACGGGCTGATTGTCAGGATGCACGACAAGATGGCACGGCTAGAACATCTAACCTTCAACAATAAATCCAACACGCCGAACTACGAATCTATTGAAGATACCCTAAAAGATTTGGCAAACTATGCCATAATAGGACTTATGGTACAAAGAGGGC